AGGTTTTTATAAAAGCGGCGCCGATTTTGGGAGAAGGGGACAGAAAATGCAACTACAGACAATGAAACTAAGCGAACTCCACCCATATCCAAACAATCCGCGCAAGAATGATGGCGCGGTGGATGCCGTAGCGGAGAGTATACGGCAATGCGGGTATGTGGCCCCGATCATCGTAGACGAGGACGGTGTTATCCTGGCGGGGCATACGAGGTATAAAGCCCTCAGGAAGTTGGGGCACACTGAGGCGGAGGTCATTGTCAAGGAAGGGCTGACCGAGGAGCAGAAGCGCAAGTACCGCCTGCTGGACAACAAGACGGGCGAACTTGCTACATGGGACTTTGACCTCCTTGCCGTAGAGTTGGACGGCATTGACTTTGACGGCCTTGCCTTAGAGTGGGGCTTGGAGCAGCAAGAGGGTATTGACCTGGAAGATGATATAGGAGAGCCGACTGGGGAGGGGCAAACGGTTCACTGCCCCAAGTGCGGGTTTGTGTTTGAACTATGAAGATATGCGCTTATGTCCAGAACCAATATGCTAAACAGACATACAAGAATGAATGCCTCGATACGCGGCAGTTTGTCGGCCTGCGGGTAGTCATTGACTGCTTGGAGCGAGCGGGCTATCAGGTGGACTATGCTGGCGCGGCTACCGTGCATCTCTACGACATCGTTCTTGTCAGCATCACCGCGGCTTGCGACTGGTGGACGTACATATCCGAACGGCTTACATGGAGGCCAGGGGATTACAAAGTCCTGGTAGGCGGCGCAGGGGTTCTGCACATCGAGCCGTTCTTGCCTTGGTTCTATGCCGCAATGTTTGGCCGGGGAGAAAGCCTCATTGTCCCGTTAGTGCAGAGCATAGAGCGGGGTGAGAGATTTGATAGCCCGTCCGTCTGTTATTCTGAATCATTTGATCCCGACAAACTCTACTACATTGAGCAGGTAGACCGCCCTTACTGCCATACATTGCGGCTGTCCGACAAGCGCAACTTCTCGGAGGGCGCAATAGGCTGCAATCACAAGTGTCTCTTCTGCGGATATACCTGGCAGCGCAAATTCTTGTCGCCATACGACCATTACCAGATGGCGGATTCCCTGTTTGGCGGCATAGCAGATAAAGAGCGGGCGATGCTGGATTTAGCCAAAGATCCAGACAGCATCGACTTTAGCCATCTTAGGACTACGGCGATAGATGGATTTAGCGAGAGGCTACGGGTTGGAATCGGAAAGCCGATTACCCACGCAATCCTGCATCAGTTCTTGGTAACCATGCTAACGTCGCCTGCAAAGCCTCACCAACTCAAACTGTACAACATTTGCGGTTATCCGACAGAGACGGAGGACGACTGGACTGAATTCCTGGAGGAATTAAGGCAGGCGGACGATGCTGTACCGGTGCGTGAGAAACAGTGGTCGATTGTCCTGCACTCCACACCGTTCCGCGCTATGCCTGCAACACCGCTGGCCTGCGCCCCTATGAGTAAGCGCAACTATCGCGGCGCGATGGGGCGCATACTGGGTGCCGGTCTTAAGGGAAACCTGATTTATCAGGGCAAGTCTCTGTGGTCTGTGGAGAGCATGGGGACAGACAGCCCGGCAACAGTAATGCTGGATGCCATCGCCCACCGCGGCGGGGTCGATGACACGGATAATATCAAGAGGCTGTGCGCCACCAAAAAATTCTGGACAGCAAGCGCCGGGCAGAAAGAGGCGACGCTGTGCAAATACTTTGACATGGATCGCCTCTTTGGAGCCTTTACCCCGGAAACTTTGCCGTCCCGCTATCTCAGGACATATGCGAAGGTAGAAAAGATGTGGGGGAAAACTCCGCTTGAGAGGAAATAGGATATGACAAAAACGGCCTGGAAAAAGCGAATAAAGGACGACTGCATCCAGGCCGGTACATATGCCGAGTGGTGCGAGAGCATCATCGACACCCTGGCGGCAATCCTGGAGAAACGGGATGCGGCGGAGGAGCAGTACAAGCAACTCAAGAGCCTCCCCATTATTATCCACACCAACAAAGCGGGAGCGGCCAACCCCACAAAGAACCCGGCGTTAGTGATGTGGAACGACCTCAACACCTCCGCCCTGGCGTACTGGCGGGACTTGGGGCTTACGCCAAGCGCGTTCCGCAAACTGACGGGCGACGCGCCAAAGAAAGAAAGGAGCGGGGGCCTTGCCGCTGCGCTCAAGTCTCTCGAAGGCTAAGAACTGGCCCGCCGTCCTGGAGTACGCCGAAAGCATACGGGACGGGCGGAAAATCGCCTGCGAGGAATTGAAGCAGGCGGTAGATAGATTCTTCCGGGACTTGGACAACCCGGAATATGAGATGAATCCCAAGTGGCCGGAGTTCTGCATCGGGATCATCGAAAAGACTTTGTGTCATCAGCAGGGAGAGAAATTAGACGGGACGCCGCTGCGTGGCACTCCGTTCCTGCTGGAGCCTTACCACAAGTTCATCATCTATAATCTCTTGGGTTTCCGCTTGGCGGGGACGGAAATATTACGATACCACGAGGCATTGATCTATGTGCCGCGGAAAAACATCAAAGCGCTTGCGCTTGACGAGGATATACCGACACCGGACGGCTGGAAAAAGATGAAAGACATCCACAAAGGTGATTGTGTGTTTTCTGTGGATGGAAGCGCCACGAGCGTGCTGTATGAGTCCGAGGTGTTCCACAAGCCAATGTATCGCGTGTACTTTGAGGATGGATCTACTGTAGACGCAAGTGGGGACCACATTTGGACTGTGCAGACGAAGGACAGCAGGCGGACAGCGCGGCGGACGCCGATTGGCAGACGCCGAAACAAGCCTCAGCTCGCTGAGCGCAACGGCTGGTATGAGCTAACAACGAGTGAAATGTTGTCCGATTTTTACCGCGTGAGAGCGGACGGGAAGGGCCGGGAATACAAGTACAGAGTACCGATGCCCGGCGCGGTGGAATACCCGCACAAGGAGCTCCCCATAGACCCTTACGTCCTCGGCGTTTGGCTCGGGGACGGCAGTTCTTCCGGGCAGTGCATAACCGTATCGGAAGCCGACCTGGAAGGGACAAAAACGAGAATAGAGGAACGCGGGTACGCCTGTTCCGTTATTCGGTACAAGGACAGGGCAAGTGCGATAGACATAGACCCGCACCCGCGCGGGTGTTCCAGGAAACTGTATGATGGAAGCTTCCGTTACGCTCTCCGCAGTCTTGGCGTGTTGGAAAACAAGCACATACCGGAAATCTACTTGACGGCATCTGTGGAACAACGCAAGGATTTGCTGTGCGGCCTTATGGATACAGATGGAACTGTGTCGAAAACCGGGCAATGTACATTTACGCAAAAAAGCAAAATCGTCGCACAGCAAGTTTTGCAACTTGTCAGAAGCATGGGCATAAAAGCGTCCATGAGAGAAGTGGACGCAACATGCAACGGGAAACCGGCCGGCTCTGTATATTGCGTACACTTTTTTACCAGCAAACAAAACCCATGCTTTTTGATGCCAAGAAAGTACGATCGCCTCAAAGAGAAATTGTCTGCCAGAATGAGCGCAAAAAGCATTACCGGGATAGAACCGATACAAGAAAAACCATCCAAGTGCATTATGGTGGACCATCCGTCACATTTGTATTTGGCTGGAAACGGATTCACGGCCACTCACAACACCACCTTCGCGGCGGCATTGTCCTGGGCGCTGTCCCTTTTGTTCCGCAAGTCCGGGGCAAAGATGTATATCGCGTCCGCGGCCCTGATGCAATCTCTGGAGTCGTTTAACTTCCTCCGCTATAACGTAGACCGACTGGGGGAAAACATAAAAGATGGCGGCAGTATCAAGGTAGTGGACAACTACACGGAGCATACTCTGTCTGCCAACCTACCGGACGGGTCATTCTTTATCCGCGCCCTGGCAGCGAACCCGGACGCCCAGGATTCCCTCAACTGTAATATTGCCATCTGCGACGAAATCCACGCTTTTAAGCAACCCAAGCAGTACAACCTCTTCAAAGAGGCCATGAAAGCCTACACAAATAAGTTGTTGATCGGCATTTCCACCGCGGGAGATAACGAGCAGTTGTTCCTCGGGCAGCGGCTCAAATACTGCCGGAAAGTCTTGGACGGCACGGTCAGAGACGAGCAGTATTTCATCTTCATGTGCTGCGCGCCGGAGGGCGTGAAAGACGGGAGCGTGGACTTCACAGACCCAAAAATCCACGAGATGGCGAACCCGGCCTACGGGGTGAGCATCCGCCCGGCGGAAATCCTCAACGACGCTCTCCAGGCTCAGAACGACCCCCAGCAGCGGAAGGACTTTTTCGCAAAGTCCCTGAATGTCTACACCAACGCCATGAAAGCCTATTTCGACATCGACGAATTCCGCCGGTCTGACAGCAAGTACGACTGGACGCTCGACCAACTGGCGAAGATGCCGATCGACTGGTATGGCGGGGCCGACCTCTCCAAACTCCACGACCTGACGGCGGCGGCGCTGTTTGGGAATTACAAGGGCGCGGACATCATCATCACCCATGCTTTCTTCCCGGTGGTGGCCGCCCACGTCAAAGCCGACCAGGACAACATCCCTTTGTTTGGCTGGGCGGAGGATGGATGGCTGACCTTATGCAATAGCCCAACCGTCAACCACGCCGATGTGGTCAACTGGTTTGTGGAGATGCGGAAGAGAGGATTCAAAATCAAGCAGGTGGGCCATGACCGTAAATTCTGCACGGAATATTTTATCGGTATGAAGTCTGCCGGTTTTCGAATCATCGACCAGCCCCAGTATTATTACAAGAAAAGCCAGGGATTTCGTCATCTGGAGAAGTCCGCGAAGGACGGGAATCTCTACTATCTCCACTCCGAAGCCTACGAGTATTGCGTGGAGAATGTGTCAGCCATCGAAAAGACGGATGACATGATCCAATACGATAAAGTCCAGCCAGAACACCGCATTGACCTGTTTGACGCCTCGGTATTTGCCTGTGTGCGATACCTGGAGAACATGGAGCGGCAGAAAAAAGGAAAGGAGTGGTGGGGAGATAAAAAGCAAGACATATGAGGAATTCGTGGAGAAATTCAAGCCAAAGAAAACCACGGACGATTGTATGACGCCGCCAAAAGTCTATGAGGTGGTTAAAGGATGGGCTTGTGAGGAATACGGGATAGACCCGCAAAAAATAGTCCGTCCGTTTTGGCCTGGTGCTGACTATAAGTGTGAGCACTACCCGGACGGTTGCGTGGTTTTGGATAATCCTCCATTTTCTATCCTGGCGCAAATATGCGAGTTTTATCTTGACAGAGGGATTGGGTTCTTTCTATTTGCGCCATCTCTCACAGCGTTGAGTGGAAAAAGATGCTGCATGGAGCTCAATCACATCATATGTGGCGCGGACATTACCTATGAAAACGGTGCTGTTGTGAGGACTGCGTTTTTGACCAACCTGGGGGATGGAGAGACTGTCATTCAAACGGCCCCGGAACTTGGGCGGCGAATATCGGAGGCGGTTGCAGAATTAAGACGCGAGACCGTCCGAACCGTCCCAAAGTACAGTTACCCGGATTACATTGTCACGGCTGCGATGCTTCAGCGATATAGCAAGTACGGGATTGACTTCAGGGTTAAGAAATCTGACTGCGTCAGAGTATCAGCCCTTGACAGCCAAAGGGAAGTCGGAAAAACCATTTTTGGTTCTGGCCTGCTTTTGTCTGAACGTGCTGCGGCTGAACGTGCTGCGGCTGAACGTGCTGCGGCTGAACGTGCTGCGGCTGAACGTGCTGCGGCTGAACGTGCTGCGGCGACTGTTTGGAGCCTGTCCGAGCGAGAAAAGGAGATCGTCCGGGCACTTAGCGAGGTGAAACAAAATTGAGCAAAAGAAAGCGGAGCCGC